AGTCTTAAATGGCATATCCTTCCGTCTCGGGGCCTTACGGCTTCCGTCCGATCAATCTGATCGGAGCGCAGGTATTTGCCGGGGGAACCCGTCAACTACCCATTCAGTACGGTTACGCCACGAGCATCTTCTATGGTGATCTGGTTAACCTGACCCGTGGCACAATCACGAAAAACACCGACACCACCGATTCCACCGGAACCGGTCTGGTTGGCGTGTTCTTGGGTTGTTCCTACACTGACCCCAGCACCAAGCAAAAACTGTTCACCCAGTACTGGCCTTCTGGCACAGCCGCTGGTGACGCTGTTGCTTATGTGTGTGATGACCCTGACACCGTGTTCAAGGTTGTGATGTGTTCTGCGACCACCGTTGTGGCTTCTGGTGCTATTCCCAGCATCGGCCAAAACTACGGCCTGATCCAGAACGCTGGCAACGCCAACACCGGTGACTCGGCTGTTGCTCTGTTGTGGTCGGCTACCACCACCACCATTGACCTCGCCGCTCGCGTTGTTGGCCTCGTTCCTGAGACCGCCATCGTGACCAGCGCCACTGGTTCTTCGTCAAGCACCACCATCACCCTGACTGGTTCTGGCCTGCCCAGCGCCATCCCCGTGGGTACTGATGTGGCTTACGTCGCTTCCAACGGTCAGTTGATCGAAACCGGTTCGTATGTGTCTGTGGCCGCCGCCGCAGGTGCTACCTCGGTGACCATCAACAGCGCCATTGCCGTCCCGGGTGGTGTTACCGCCATTCCGAGTTCCTCAACCATCGTGTTTACGCAGTATCCCGAAGTTCTGGTCAAACTGAACTTTGGTACCCACTCGTACTACACCGGTACCGCCGTTTAAGGAGTAATCGAAAATGGCTATTTCCCGCGCACAACTCCTTAAAGAACTGCTTCCCGGCCTGAACGCTCTGTTCGGTCTGGAGTACAAGCGTTACGGCGAGGAACACAAGGAAATCTACGAAACCGAGACTTCGGAGCGTAGTTTTGAAGAGGAAACCAAGTTGTCTGGCTTCTCAGCCGCCCCCGTCAAGCCGGAAGGCTCTGCGCTGGCGTATGACAATGCCCAAGAGGCTTGGACTGCTCGATACAACCATGAGACCATCGCTATGGGCTTCTCAATCACCGAAGAGGCGGTTGAGGATAACCTGTACGACTCTCTGTCGAGCCGTTACACCAAGGCACTGGCCCGTGCTATGGCTTACACCAAACAGGTGAAAGCCGCCTCCGTTCTGAACAACGGTTTCAACGCCGCTGTGACCTACGGTGATGGTCAGGCCCTCTTCAGCACTGCTCACCCGCTGATCTCTGGTGGCACCAACAGCAACCGTCCTTCGACCGCCGCTGACCTGAACGAGACTTCGTTGGAAAACGCAGTCATTCAGATCGCTGGTTGGACCGATGAACGTGGTCTGTTGATCGCCGCCAAGCCCCGGAAACTGATTGTTCCCCCGGCTCTGATGTTCACGGCAACCCGCCTGCTCGAAACCGAGTTGCGTGTGGCTACCGCCGACAACGACATCAACGCCATCAAGAACAACGGTTCGATCCCCGAGGGTTACGCAGTGAACCACTTCTTGACCGACACGAACGCTTGGTTCCTGACCACTGACGTTCCCAACGGTCTGAAGCACTTCGTTCGCACCCCCATGTCTACCGGCATGGACGGTGACTTCGACACCGGCAACGTCCGCTACAAGGCACGTGAGCGTTATTCGTTCGGCGTGTCTGATCCGCTGGGCATTTACGGCTCTCCCGGTTCGTCTTGATCTGGGTAAAAAAAGGGGGACTTCGGTCCCCTTTTTTTTCTTGCCATCGTTTAAACCGCATGGTATAAATGAGGCATTCCGGGGTCCCCGGTGTATCTGACTAGTCCCGGCTAGACGACATGCAGACAGATGCACCAGTAATCGCATGTGAGGATAATCATGGCAAATACGACTTTCACTGGTCCGGTTCGGTCGCAAAACGGTTTTCAATCTGTCACCGTTGACAGCACCACGGGTGCCGTTACTGTTGATGCAACGCTTGGGACTGCCAC